TCGACGAATGTGTAGCTAAGAAGCTTGTGGCTCCTTACGACATCTATTGCATTGGGGTATCACTCACACCTATGGAGCTCACAGCATACAAAAAAGCTAATCAGCAATTTGTACACTGTAAGTACCTACTTGGGGGATACAATGCATTTGATGAGGCTAGTCGTATTCTAAATACTGGTCAAGGTGATGCTAAGGCCGCCGCATTATTCTTTGGTGCTATACGAAAGCGTAAAGCTATTGTACAGCATGCAGATAATAAATTAGATATGTCTAAATATATTTCTGATCAGCATAAAGATCAAAAGATCTTGTGCTTTGCAGGTACTATTGAAATGACTAATGCTATGGCAGGCGAGCTAGATGGAGATACTTATCATTCTAAGATGACTTCTAAACAAAAGAAACAATCTTTAGATAAGTTCTCAAATACTACAAACGCAATCTTATGCAGTGCTAAAGCCCTTAATCAAGGGTTTGATGTACCTGATGTAGGAATTGGGATTATTGCCGGGTTGGAGAGTAAGGCTTTGCCTATGATCCAGAGACTTGGTAGACTTATACGTTTCAAAAAGGGTAAAAGAGGTAGAGTATATATACTGTACGTCAAAGACTCTCAGGAACAAAAGTGGATGGAACAAGCCACTAAATCGCTTACTAATGTTAAACTGATAGGAGAAGAAAACCTATCGCAAATTTTTACAAATGATTTATGATCAAAAAATTACAAAAGATATAGTTAATTCTATGTCTTTGTTAAAATCAAAAGGGGAACCTGTTAATAAAGCAGCTAAGCAAACAGCTAGAGCATTGAAGAAAAAATATGGTAAATCTTTTAAGTGGACTGGAGTTCGTGGTAAGTATTATTCAGAAGTCAAAGCTCAATTGGATGCTCCTGTAGTACTTAAAAACCTTAATAAAGGTACTATAGGAACAATACCAGTAAGAGGAATGCTTGCTGCTATGGCAAAGAATTCAAAGCAAATTACTATTACAGTAAATGGCAGTGAAGTAACAGCAGTGTTTAAATAATTGGTATGAAAGTAGAAATAGATACAGAAATCCTAAAGATTCTTGGTATAACTGCAGATGATTTTGTATATTTGTATCTGTTACATGCTAACGCCTATGATATATTATCAGAGTTAAATCTCAAACCAAACGAGGAGGATCTACAATCAGTAGGTTTAATTAAGCTGGGAGAGAAGACTGAAGATCACACAGTTAGACAAATGTTTTTGGATATGTTTCAATCATCATTTGACTCTATGTGGTCTGAGCTTCTCTCCCACTTTCCTATAAAAGTTTATGGTAGAGATGGTCAGCGTATCCTTAGAGCTAGGGATGCTCATGCCAAAGCGAATGATAAATCTAAACGAAAGTATCGTTCTATTGTTGGTAGCAATAAGCTATTGCATGAAAGTATTGTTAAGTTGCTTGAAGTAGAACTAAAACTACGGAAAGAAAACAACACTCTAGGCTATATGCGAATGCTACAAACATGGATCAATGGTTACACATGGCAACAGTATGAAGACATAACAAATGACCCAGAAACAGGAAAGTCCAGAATCACACGACAGTTATGACCTGTCGGACGTAAATATACTTAAACACATATCAAAGTCTGTGGATAAGTCTATCTCTGAAGTACGTACAGGTATGTACGGTAAGAGATTAGTATTTCCTTCTAAATGGAATAGACTTAACAAGAATTTGATGGGAGGACTGCAACGAGGCAAAATGTATGTCATTGCGGGACGACCTGGTGTAGGTAAGTCAGCTTTTAGTAATCAATTAATATTTGATTTGCTTGATGTTAACATGGGTAAAAACGTAGTAGTATTGTATTGGAGCTTTGAGATGCCCGGGTATCAACAGATACTTCGTGCAGGTTCAAAGGATACTAAGCTACAGACGTTTGAACTTCTGTCAGTAGAAGGCAAAATATCTCAGGATAATTTTAATAAGTATTGTAATAAGGTACAGAAATACAAAGACTACCCTATTTTCTTTTGCTCTGTACCCCAGAATATGAAGAATGTAGAAGAGGTAAATTACTCTGTATTTGAGAAGTACCCTGCTGCTACAATTATTAATCTTATTGACCACTCACGTCTAGTACGTGGGAATGCAGACACTGAGCTGCAAAGACTAAACGTTTTATCTAAGACTTGTATGATGGTACAAGCTAGGATGGGGTGTATAACTATACTCTTATCTCAGCTTAATCGTAACATCGAACAGGAGTACAGAGCTAAACAACAATATCAACCTTTATTAACAGATCTGTTTGGGGGTGACTCTATCGGTCAGGATGCACACGTAGTTATGATGCTACAACGTCCTTATGATCTATACGGAATTACTGATAAGTACTGCGGCGAAGACCCTATTGGTCTTATGGCAGTGCATATTGAGAAGAACCGTGATGGATTACTCGGTATGATCCCATTCGAAACAGATTTATCAACCTTTACTATAAATGAGCGAACTAGCACTACCTAAGAAAGTAATTAAAGCGGCACGTAAAAGCCCTAAAAACATGATTATATATGGTCCCCCAAAGATTGGGAAGACCACGTCTCTCTCACAACTTGAGGGGTGTCTTATCATTGACCTTGAAGATGGGTCAGATATGATCGATGCACTCAAGATCAAAGTAAGTTCTCTCGCTGAGCTTGCTAAGATTGGGAAGGCCATTATGAGCGAGGGAAAACCCTACAAGTATATTGCTATTGACACCATCACACAGCTTGAAGTTTGGTGTGAGGAAGAAGCTAAGCAATTGTACAGAGCTACCCCTATGGGTAAGAACTTTGACAAGGATAACAAGGGACTGTCTGTACTGTCACTGCCCAACGGTGCTGGTTACTTGTATCTACGTAGGGCTTTTATGAAATGGTTTAACCGTCTTTCACAATTAGCAAACCACGTTATCTTTGTGGGTCACTTAAAAGATAAGTACCTAACTAAGAATGGTAAAGAGGTTAAGGCTAATGATCTATCTCTGTCCGGTAAGCTAAGAGAAATTGCATGTGCAAACTCTGACGCTATTGGGTACATATACAGAGGGGATGGGGTAACTAAGATTTCGTTTGACTCAACAAACGACGACACAGCAGGTTCACGCTGTGAGCATCTAAGAGGTTTAGATGCTGAATTGGAGTGGACAAAGATTTTCATCGATTAAATAAATAACAAATGTCTTTTGACACAAGAGTAGACGCTACCCCAGAGGTAGTGCAAGAAGATACACCTCAAACTTTGACGGTGTCACAAATAATAATGGACCTTGGTAACGGTATAGATCGTGCAGGTATACGGAAGAAGTATGGATTAACTGCAGCAGAATTGAAAATGATCTTTTCTCACCCTAAACTACATAAGCTTAGAGTTAAGAAGCATCAAGTAATACGTGTGCAACTTATAGATGATACTGTAGATGTTAATCAAACTAGCATTCCTGTAGAACAAGAAAAAGTAGATGAACTTAGAGACGAAGCTAACACACAGTTAATAGAAGCTTTGAACCCTGAGTTTTTACAACCTACAGATAATAATTTTTATAATTCTCATAATGATAACCAAACTGAAATTCAAGACTAATGGCTATTCAATCTAATTCCTCCGAGGTACAAGTTGCTGGTGGCGGCATACCTCTATACACAGGCATCGCTCCTGTAACTGTACTTGCAGTTAACCCTAACCTAGGAGAACTTAATTCTCTTGGTGTTCAAATGAAAACTGAACCTAATTATTCTGGCATACAGCTTGGCGATAACGTCAAGAATAAGCTTGTATTCTGGGTTAGAAACAGTGAGCACAACTTTAGTACTCGAGTAGAAATACTTGTTGGAGCTGAACATCGCCCTGCATCTAAGACTGGTAAGTTTCAGATTACTAACAAGTTTGGTCAAGTAACTTGGGCTGAGAAGCCTGACACTGCACCGGATTGGTTTAAGCAAGAAGGTGTACGTCGTATGTATCCTGGTGAAGAGATACTTATAAACTTTGTAAAGTCTTGGGCTAATATCCCTAGTGATGGGGAGTGTGCATTCGATACAATTGATGAGATTGTTAAAGGTAATGTTGCTGAGCTTAAGACTTTGGTAACTTCATTGAAGGATAACAAAGTAAGAGTTATGCTAGGTGTTAAAGATGGTAAGTATCAACAAGTATATACTCGTTGTTTCGGACGTCTAAAGCCTGCACGTACTGACATCTTTGTTCGTTCTTTGAACGATGAGTATGGCACATTCAATGCTGATTATAACTCAGATCTTATACTACAAAGGTATAATCCTGAGATTATAACACCTACAGCAGAGACTGAGCCTATTGCAGAGGCAGTAGATACTGATTGGTTATAAATAATAGAGGTTGGGGGGAGATTCATGTAAAAGAGGTTCAAGCATTAATAAGCACGTGTGTCCTCTTTCTCCCCCTTCCTTTTATTTACTATGATACATTCACGACAAAGCGAAGACACACTTACAAAAGAAGGATTACTTAGTAAAGTATCTGAATACCAGATATTTAAATACTATTGTCCACCTTTTGATAAACCAAATAAAAAGTTTAAAAGTGATCTTCGTAAGGACAGAAGTCCTACAGTATCTATAGCAATGATCAACACTAGGTTAAAGTATAAAGACTTTGGCCACCCTGATCATACCTTTGATTGTTTCGCTTATGTTGGTTATAAATACAATCTAAACTTTCGTGAGACTCTTAAACATATAGACCAAAGTTTTTGCCTTGGTTTATCAGCCGCTAAGAGTACGTATAAAGCACCCCCTAAACTCGTTGAAGACATTGAAATAACAGAGAGTTTACCTGTTAATATTCATGTTAAATGTAGAGACTGGAATAAAGAAGATGCTAAGTATTGGAAACAATTTCATATAAGTAAGAGAATTCTTCGTATATTTGATGTTAAACCCATAACACACTACTGGATCAATGAACAACGTTTTTCGTGTAATAGTATCAGCTATCGTTACCGCTTTGACTGCGGTTATAAGATTTACCGTCCGCTTGAAAGCGATTTTAAATGGAGCTCTAACGTGGGTAGTCACTGCCTTCAAGGCTACAATGAACTTCCTGAAACTGGTGATCAAGTATTTCTCACAAGTTCCCTCAAGGATGTTATGTGCTTGGCGTCTTTTGGTCATGCATCCTTTGCGCTTCAATCAGAAATGCTTATGCCAAACCAAAAAACCATTGATGAAATCAAAGAAAGGTTCAAAAAAGTAATCGTATTATACGATAATGATTTTGATAAACTTTCTAATCCCGGTCAAAAGATGGCCGATAAGATTTGTAGGTTATATGGTTTAAGTAATTTGAAGATACCTTCTCATTATAAGAGTAAGGATATATCTGATGTAGTTAAAAATAACGGAATACGAATAGCAAAAAATGTCATCAAGAACTTGGAAGGGACGAACAAAGCGAGGGACACCCAAAATAAAATCAAAGCCGACAGAAATAGATGGAATAAAGTTCCGTTCTAAACTAGAGGCTCATTGTTATCGGATGTTAAAAGATGCTTTTATAGAAGCTGATTATGAAAAACATAAGTATGTTCTTCTAAAAGGCTTTCATTATCCTAACAGTTCTTACGAGGACAACGGTAAAACAGGATTCCAAGATAAACAGAAACATAAAGTACGCGATATAACTTATACTCCAGACTTCGTAGATCCTAAAGGTAGATGGGTCATAGAGTGTAAAGGCTATGCAAACGAACGTTTCCCGCTTAAATGGAAGATGTTTAAACAACTCTTAATGGAACAAGATGATCCCCCGGTACTATTTGTACCACGGAATCAACGACAAAACATTGAGACTGTAAATCAAATTTTAGAAATAATAGCCCCGACTAAATAGTTGGGGCTTTTTAATGCAAAAATAAATGAGTATAAAGACAATTGGAACACATGCAGACAGTAATAGTACTGGTGTTGAAAAACGAATTAACAAATCTGCTGAAAAACTTGTCTTTGATATTCTTCAATCCACACAATACTCTACCCCTATTGCTTCAACTGTACGTGAGCTGGTGACTAACGCCTGCGATTCACAACGTGAGAAGGAAATTGCATTAGAGATATTGTCAGGAGAAAAAGAAATCAAAGACTATTTTATAACTAGACATGAAGAAGAATATAAAGATTCTAATTTCAATCCTAGCTACTATAGTAGGAATAGGCTTAGCGCTATTGATAGCGTCACAGTGCAATACACCGAGCGATCTGGCACTGGTTACTGCGATACTTTTAGCGTTTTGGACTACGGTGTGGGTATTGGAATGCCAAGGCTTGAAGGTTATTTGGAACTGGGTTTCTCGACTAAGAGGAACACGGCAGAAAACTTCGGAGCCTTCGGACTCGGAGCAAAAGTCCCGCTCTCAACAGGAGTAGACTTCTATACTGTAGAAACTGCACATGACGGTAAGTTATTTAAGTTTAACTGCTATGCATATAAGACAGATTTTATGATAGGTAAGTTCGAAGGAGATGGTCATGTGACTATGTCTAATGGAACTAATGTCTATTATAAAAATACTGAAGACACTAATTATACTAAAGTATCATTTGGTGTTAAGAGACACAACAGGGATAAGTTTAAAGAAGCTGTACAGGATCAGCTAAACTATCTCCCTAATGTAAAGTTTACTTACATCTACGAGGATGGGGTAGAATCAGATAAAACTGTTAAGAGTGAAGTTTTATACAACTCTGACAATCTGATTGTATCAGACTCGTGGGGTTGGAGTAAACCACATATACTAATGGTTAAAGATCCAAAGTCAACTACCGGTATTAACTATGGTTATGTAGATTTCCGTGAGTTAGAAATGGAATCTTTATGGGGTTCAGTGGCTATTAAATGTCCTGCACGTCAAGCATATACATCTCCAGGTAATGGAACTGAAGTTGTATTACAGGAAGGTGTTGATGTTACCCCAAGTAGAGAGAAAGTTATATGGAACGAAAATACCAAAGCATACATCCAAGGTGCAATTGAGAGGGCAGCTCAAGACGCAGCAGATGTGATTGAACAACAGTTAGATGAGAAAGACTTTATGACATGGATTAAAAAGTGCAGAGATGTCCTCTATAAAGGAGACAATGATGACTCAGTACTTAAAGCTCTAGGTCGTATTGTAGATAAAGAGAAGATCAAGCCTAAGTTTCCTGGAGATAAAACTATAACGTTTGCTGGCCCTGGTGGTCTATTGAAAGGATACAAGGTAAGAAATGTAAACAGAACATTTAAGAATGGAAAATGGAAGATTGAAAGAGAAGAAGTTGGTTGGGGTTCAGTGAACTTTAACAATTTGTATTTTATTGAAGGCAATCCGTCTAAGACTAAGGACCTGTACCTTATGAGAGAACAGACCCTGTCCATCATTACTCAGCATAATCCAGAAGAAGTTGGAGATTCAAACCCAATTAAAGAAGCGTATATAGATAATGTCAATCTTATGCGTGTACGTAATTGGGAATTGATTAAAGACTCTTCTACGATTAAGTGGGATTATGATGAAATAGAAATACCTGAAGACTTCGAAGCAGGAGTATTACACGATGAAGAGATAAGAGCACAGCATGGTAAGTTTGAAAACTTGACGCCTGCAGAACGTAGAGAGTTAACAGGAGAACAGGTTCTGTTTACTTTACGTCGAGCAGATTCAGGTGATAAGAAATATGCCAATGAAGTTGATGACTGGGTATGGGATAAAGTTGAGGCACCCCTTAACTTATTAAAGCAAACATCAGTAGAAACGTACTACGGTACATCTGAAGATGTTGACTTACTATATCTAGCCGCTACTATATGTGCGCCTAATGTTCCTGATTGGAACGGTGTTTATCCTGATCTAGATTATTGGCATCAAAATAGAAATACACATGCAAATGCACGGAATCAAAATCCTGTGTTTACTAACTTTAAACCACAACGTTTCTTTAATGATTATTATGGGAAATGGGCTAGTGGTATGGGGGAAGATAAAACAGCACAAAAGGAGACTCCGATACAGTTGTATAAAGTTTCTAATAAGATGGCTAAACAACTTGATGGATCAAACGCTAAGCACATTAGTACTTTCTTTTCAATGATTGATAATAATAAATGGACAATGAACGAACAAGTCAAAGAGTGGTTTACAGGATGTATGCTGCCTAAGATCCCAGACTGGGTATCTAAATTAAAAGAAGTTGACCCGCAGTACGAAGACGTCTTTACTAAATGTATGGAGTATCAGGATAAATATGAACATCATGATAACTTTTATTTCCATAGAGGAAATGAAAAGACTCAAGAAGTTATATCTCTAATGAAGAAGATGCATGACATGCAAGTCTTCTTGTTAGATAATGATGACCCTGAAGCTATCAAGAATAAATCCTTGGAAGTCTTTAAGGTTTCAGATATCCAATCAACCATCATGGATGAAGACATGCTTATACTGGGTCAGTACCTAGAAGAGTTCTTAGAGCCTCTACGTCCACTGTTTGACCAGGTTCATTTCATTGACTCTCAGGAGTTTTGGAAAGAAATTAGTTCGTATCTTGAGATGAAAAATAGACATAAGTTTAACCCACCATTATGATACATGTAAATAGAATAGGTGAAATGATATCCGGCAGCTACGGTAACACCCCGTACTCTCGTAATTACGAGGAGGATGTTTACAATGAAATGCTATCTCTTGCTACGCAAGCAGATGAGGTTTCAACGGTGGAAGAATATAACGGCATTCTAGAAAAGTTTGCTTTATTAACTACAGAAGATTTCGATAAGAAGATGATACACGACCAGTTCTTGGGCGGGGTATCTCTTCATAAAGATTCTGCTGGAAGACATTTTGTTCAATTTGGAGAAGGAGAGGTATTAGGCACTCCGCTACCTGAATCATTAGTGAATCGTTTCTACGAATCACATGATAAAGGCGTGGATGTTTCTCCCCTTTACAAACTATGGATGAGATGGCTTCGTAATCCTATACTTAGCAAGAAAAATGAAAAGTTTACCGAAAGGTTCTTTGACTTTATCGACATGAAGTATGTGCACCCTACACTCAAGAAAGAGTTAATGGAGGAGCACGGACTAAGTGAAGAACTTGCTGAGCAACGTGCTACTATGTACCAAGTAAAGATCACTAAAGAGGGTCTTGTAAATGCTTTCAAAGTATCTAGAGAGATAATGCATAAGTATGATTCTGAGACAGGGGAAGAAGTTCCTCGTTACAAACGTACTTTTAATGTCGATACTGGAGAGATTGAAGGCGAAGGCTTACCTGATACTGTAGAAGAAAGACTCTTTGAGCCCTCTGTTATGGGGACTGGAGGTGATGCTTTCTACTGTGAGGGTGCTAACGGATTTACTAACCCAGGCCACTTTATTAAAGTTGGTTGTACACACAGACTCTCTTCATGGGATGAGGTGAACACTAATGATAATGCAACTTGTGTAAAAGGTTTACACGTTGGTGGTCTTAAGTATATCGCTTGGTATAGTGGTGAAATTCACAATGTTTTTATTGATCCTATGCACATTGGTGCTGTCCCTGATTCAGAGGATGGTGCTATTCGTTGCCTTCAGTACTTCGTACACTCCAGCTTAGTTGGTGTGAATGGTAGTATGTATCACTCTTCTGCGTATGCAGCTAAGACTGATGAAGAGTGGGTAAAATTAAAACATGATGTACTCCTTGATATGCAAAAGGATGTACTGTCTTTACAGAATCTGTAGTGGATAATGTAAATAGAATACCTAAAGACGGAAACATTTGTTTAATTGATGCAGACTCTCTTGTATACTATGAGATGGATAAAAGCACATACGAAGAAGCAGTCTATGGACTGGATAAGCGTATAGCTCATATCCTTGACCAATGTAATACTACACAGTATGCTGGTTTCTTAACAGAAGGCAGATGCTATAGATATGGAGTGGCACAAGATTACAAAGGTAATAGAAAAGGCAAACCCAAACCACCTATATTCTACGCTCTCAAGCAATACTTGAAGCAAGAGTATGGGTTTTGGGGCCTGTCTATTCTAGAAGCTGATGATCTTGTAAGCTACTATGCATATACTGATGAACGGAAAACTATCATCTGTTCACCGGATAAAGATGTGCTTTATCAATGTGTAGGCATGCATTACAATTATCGTATATCAGAGTTTCTGCATACCTCTCCTGAGGAAGCAGTTAAGTTTCTTTGGAAACAAGTCTTAATGGGAGATAGTACAGACCACATACCAGGTCTACCAGGTGTTGGTGAAAAGACTTCGACTAATTGGTTGAAGACTCGAACCAAAGATTTTGAAGGGTTCGCCCTAAAAAAGTACGTTGAAAAGTTTGGAATGGTAGAGGGATTATTTAAATTCCAAGAAACATTCCGACTTGTATACCTGCTCAGAAGTGAGGAGGATGTAATGAGAGAGGCAAATATTAAGTTACCGCCTCTTGAAGTTTCAAGTCGTACAAGCACCAAAGACCTATGGTAACATGTCAAACAGTTCAGTTTATACCCATCAATGGGAGGACTGTTAGGCTAACTGGGGATTTTTCTGTATGTACTACAGAAAAGGATGGTAAAAATATCAAGACCTTAACATTTGATTTTCCTGACGGCCCTTGCATAATAACCGTTGGGAACACTATCACAGTAGGAGACACAGCTAGGTTCAAAGTAAATGTCATAGTCGAAGCTAAAAGTTCCTTTGGAATTACTACGCACTACGATCTATTGACTGCTCCTTTGACTACTAGCAGTACTATGGCCCTCCCTTTCTTGGGAGGTAACCGTGGTCTCTTTATGTGGGACAAAATGTTTGTAAATGCTTTTGTGGCTACAGAAGAATATGAAGATTGCATTGCACTTCTTTATCGTTATTCTGGTCAGCCTATTTTTACAAAATTTGAATCTGCCTTGTGTTCTTTTAGAACGTTTATAAAAAGAATTGATCCGGATCCGTATCATGTACTTTTTATATTTGATATTCCAGAAGATGCAAAACTATCTTATGAACACTTTAGAAATGGACGCTATTCACTTATAGATGATAAGTGGAAGTTTAAAATTCTAGATTTTCATGGGTTTGATGCACACGGACATACAGGTCAAGTACTCTTTCAAGCTCCTGCTCTAAGGAAATCGTTAGAGGAAGAACTACAAGTCATATTGCCTGAAGATGCAGAGCTCTATGACAAAATTAAAATGACAAAAGAGAGATATAACCCTGAGTATTATTCACCTAAGAAACAAATCTTTAAATAATTCGTGGGGTACTAGGATAAATCGTATCTTAGTACCCTATTAATTCAATTAACACTATTATGATAGAAGGAATATGGTTTTGTGACGAACATGCTACAGATACATCAAAATATATAAGTAAAGATTTGGATACTATCGAAGAAGTAAAGTATATTCTCAACGAGATATATAAAATGCTCGATGAGAAGAATAAAGCCTACGGAGATTCCGCGTTGAACCCGATTAGATTATTTTCACGAGCTAATGCTCAAGAGGCACTTCGTGTACGAATAGACGATAAGCTAAGTCGGATTAAAAATCAAGATCTTAATGATAATGAGGATTCAATTGCAGACTTAATTGGGTATCTAGTTTTACTTAAAGTAGCTATTAAAAAGAAAAGGGGCTAACGCCCCTTTTTTACCACGGATTATTTCTGTAAGAACTTAATCTTTTCCTCAGGAGTTAACGTTGATATCATACCATCAACAACTGGAAGAACTCTTTTAATCTTGTGCATGATTTTTCTATCACCTTTCTCATTGATACCTGACTTACGCTGATAGAAAATATCCTCTTCCCCGGTTATCCCTATTGCGTATCCTACCTCAGCAGCACCTTGGTCAATAAGCCCAGTCCACTTTCTTAACAGGTTAGCTGTAGCTGTTGGTGAATCTATTATTCTCATAGCTTCCTTTGGATTAACAAACTGTAGCATCTCTGTATTCAATCGCTTAGCTTGATAAGCAAAGAATCTAAGAGCATAGTTATCATCGTCATCATCACTCATCATACCGGCTAAAGCTCTCCCGATCGCATACGTTGCTAATACTACAGATGTCTCAAAGAATGCACGGCGTATGTTTTGTTGATCCGTCTCCGAGTAATCACTTAGTGCAAATCTACCTTGAGTAAACATGTTCTTTAAGTAATCTAATGCTGATAAGTACATACCTCTAGTTACTGTACCTGCTTCCTGATCTACGTGGTATCCATCACCATGCCCAAACCTCTTACGAAGTTGTGGTTGGAAATAATTACGGAATAAAGTCATCACTTTACCTAAAGCTGATCGTTGGAAATGTGACTTATCACGTCTACCTTTTATTTGGTTAGTTCTTTTTTGTACAGAGTTAAGCTTAGCTACAAATTTACCTTGATCAAAGTTAGCAACACGTGGGTCTACCACAAGGAACCCTTTTTCATCCATTACTAGAAGATCCCATAAATCAGCAGGCTTACCTTCTTTGTTGTTAATTACCTTACCACTCTTATCCTTAAGCTTACCTTCCATAGCTTTCATTAAAGCAATCATTCTTACACCAGAAGTCTGATGTTCCACTGCATGCTGCAGTACAAAGAATGAATCAGTAGACATAGCTTGTTTAGTCTTACCACCGGTAATATTTTTACCCGCTCCATCTGTCATTTCTACAAGTGCATCAAACATTTGCATAGCTTGTCCAAGTTTGGTAGTTGGAGCCATCTTACCTAAGTCTGACATTGCTCCTCCTGAAGCTGCGTATTCTGCTATAGCTGCTCTGTAATTTGCACGAGTAAAAAACTGTCCTGCCCATGCTTCCTCCCACGTCATAAGGTTATCAAGAATTGCTTGGTTACCTGCTTGAAGTGTGTTAAACGATAGCGTGTTAAGTGCTGTTAATACAGACACTGATGATGCTATCTTGTTTGCCTCACCAAGACCTCTAATGTATTGAGGTATATCATACATACCATAGAAGTTAGCATCTACAAATGACTGCAAATGCTTAAAAGTATTAGAGTCTATACCCTTACCCTTTCTGTATACTTGAGCGTCTCCTGGAGATAGCTTATTAAGAATCCTAGACCCAGTTGATGGATCAGTTTCTAATACTTCTCTACGTGCATGTATGTCAAGCATAGTATTTACTAATCCTTGCATCTCAGCTTTAGCTTCAAACATGTTTGTCATATGATGAAACTGCATTAAGCTAGCTGCTATATCACGACTTACATCTTTAGCATCAACTCTATTTGTGTACAGGATTGGTACACCTTTTTGTACTTGCCCATCTACTTCCTGGAATACACCATACTCTATATCTGTAGCTTGTCTAGTTAAACTGTCTACTACTTGATCTTTAACACCAGAGAACACTCCTTGTTCCTGTACTCGATCTGCACTATCTTTTCTAATAGCAGGCATCTGATACGAGAACGTATCCCATGCATTAGTAAATAAATTAGCTTTAGTACCTCTAGCCTGGTCAGCATGGTATCTATCTACCATTGCTTTGTAATAAGCTTTCTTTGCAGGATCTGCTTGTATAGCCTCCCATTGCTTACTCCTATACTTATCACTAGGTCTAGCTAATGCTCCTGAATAAGTTTCATTACTTTTATTCCATTTAGCATCTTTAACTAACTCTCCTAATTCTTGCTTTAATACTGCTAGTTTATCTTGATCGAATGCAGACTCTGATCCTTCTAACTCTGCAATTTGATCTTTTAGTTTTTGTTGTTCTTTTTGATTTTCATCAAACAATGCATCAGCATTTTCAACCGGCTGAGTATTCTCTGCATACCAAGCTGCTCTACTTCTATAGTACTGTCGTACTGCAGGAGAACCTTTACCTGTCTCATCCATAGCCCATTGCTTGTAAGCTTCACTATTCCTAGCTACAAACTTACCGTTTTTATCTTTAGGCCATCCATTATTTTCTTTAAAGCTATTTTCTGCATTAGTACGTGCTTTGTAAAATTCATTTACATCATACTCTTGTACTAAAAATAATAAATTTTGTCCTTTAACATTATGTTCTGTTAAGAAAGGTTTATTGAATTCACTAACATTAATGCCCCCACCTTTAGCTTCTCTAAATGCATCATATACTTTTTGGAAATCAAAGATAGTTTTTCTACTACCTTCATTTGCCTTAGTCATTTGATCTATATAGGCAAGAGCAAATAACTGAAGATTTTGTTCTGAAGAATAAACTAAAGGATCCATTTGATAAGAGTATGCAGACTTATCTACATGCGCTTGAGTCATTTCTTTTATCAACTGCTTCCTGCCAAGCTTCTTATTACTTAGCTGTTCAATTTTAAGATCAAGAAGTGCTTTTTCTCTTTGAGCATCGCTAAGCTCTCCTCTACCATGCTTAACTTGTATTAAACTGTACTCAGGATCTCTCTTATCAATACCAGCTATGTCTTTATTACGTTTAGCTGCTGCAATAATATTATCTAAATCTGCATTTACTTCCTCACTACCATAGTTAACAATAGAATCAGCTGCTAGTGGAATAGCTATCTTAAGATATTCATTATCTAACTCTTGAGCATCAATTAGTGCTTCTTGTAAATCTGCTAGAATATCTTTCTTACGTTGCTCTGTACCTTCTTCCCCTACCACATCACGCAGCAATACTTGTGTTTGTCTTACAAGACTACCACCCCCATCTACTCCGTCAATAATTCTTCTTACTACATCAACCTGCTGTAATACTCTTAAAGCTTCTTTCTTACCAACTGGTGCCTCTCTTTCAGATAGATTTCTTAAATCATTCATCATAGCCTTGGCCCTGTCTACATTAAGAACTACATACTCTTGGATCTTCATAAACGCATCAATGTCGTTTTTGTTTTCCTTTAGTCTCTTAAGGTTTTTCTTTAATTCTTTTAGCCTACGTACTTGTTCAGTGTCTCTTGTAGCTTCTGGCACCATCTCGAGTTGACGTATCTCTGCATTGACGCTAATAGTAGCAGTCTTGTACAGGTTATCAACTTCAGTTTGCATATCCCTAGATCGTTGGACTTTGGAATTAAATATACCAGACAATTGTAATCCACGTAATTCACCAGCAAACATCTTTTCTGCAAGAACTACAGCCGCATCAGGTTGTACCCCAAACAGTTTACCTATAGCTCGCATAATTCTGTTAATCAGTCTACGGAATGCACTAGGCTTATTCTTTTCAATGTTAGCTCCTTCAATACCTATAGCTGTTACAAGTATCTCTTTACCCATTTCAAACTCACTTAAGTTATCACCTGCATACGCATCTTCTACTTGCTTGACTAGATCTGGACGAAGCTTTCTTACTTGTGCTATGTATTTTTCTACTTCTGCTTTAGGCAACATGTCTACAATGATGTGACCAAACTCGTGGTAAGCTGTATCGTCTGTCATCTGTGATGGATCAAACGTAACAACGTCTCCGTCAACTTGACCTTTTACCCCTTTTGGCAAGGAGCCTTCTTCTACGATTACATCAATTCCCGCATCTGCAAACGCAGCTTTTAGTTTAGAAATCTTAGCCTTAGGATCTGCCTCACGACTTAAGATTGCATCAATTTCTCTACTTAATGTTGCTTTATTCTGTACAGGTTGCATACTTTCTGGAGTAGCATTTTTGTTAGGATATAATATACTACGATCGTTACCTGCTTCATTTAACATTCCTTCACGTCCCCTTGTTTCAGTTCTGTGATAAGTTACTATCTTTTGGCCTTCTCCATCTGAAATTCCTGTTTCTATTCTTTCATATACGTAAGAGTTTCCAAACCCATCAGTAGCTACTATATAAAATGGTTTTCTTTTTAATATTTTATCAGGAATAATACTTAATACTGGCGATGGTACTCCTCTTACCATACTAACTGCATTATCTAATACCGGGAACATAGGTTTTTTACCAAGCTTCATATGACCGTAATCTTGTAGGAACCTAGATTTAAGATCATTCAGTGCTGATGCGGTAGTCTCTACCTTAACCATTTCTTGTGCTAAGTATTCTCCTGCACCTATTTCTTTCATAACAGAGTTAGGTAACATCCCAAACATAGAAGTTGGGGATGTTATAAATCCTGTAGTAGATATTGAATTGGTAATAAGATCTTTAGCAAAGTTCTTTATTTGGATAGTAGTTTGTGCATCATACCCAAAAGACTCTGGTCTATTTAGCATGCGCTCCCACTCTCTTTGCATCTTGTTTTGCTCAGCTAATGTTCTACCTTGAGCATTGTTAAACTCTAAACTAAAGAACTTGTTTTTAGCATTATATTGAGTCTCTTTAGGAGTAAGCTGCTTAATAATACTAAGGTTAGCTATTAATGGCAGCTGTCTCATATTACTCAAGCCTGCTATAATATTCTGATCCGTAGATAAATGTACTATGCTTAAAGTATCTTCTGTCAAGTAAGCAGACTCGCTAAGTGGGGACCCTTGCTTAGTAAGTAAATGATGAGATATTATTCTATTTAAAGCTTTATGCTCTTCTATACCTAAAAACCCTTTACCAGTTAAATCTTTTACAAAGTTTTTAAATCCAGTAACTGATATCTGTGTACCAATCATACCTGCTCTATTGGCAACATCTATTGCTGTTTCCATAGCTCCATAATATGCAGCTTGGTATCTATACAGGTCTCCTGTCAACACTCCCTCTACAAAAGATGCTCCTCCATAAGCATCAAGCTGTCCTTCTCTAATAGCATTTATCTTATCGAAGTATGCCTGGTGTGCAGCAACAGTACCAGCCCCGTCTATGTTGTCTACAGACACGGCTGAGTATGTAGTCTGCAATGCATTAGCACCTTTATATAAAGCTATTAACGTATCCTCTATTTCTCTAGTAGGAGTTTCTTCTGTAATATCTAGATTAGCTGTATTATTTTCTTTTTTATTACTACCAAAGAAGAATGCTTTCTTAGGAGTATTTTCATCTTTGCTTTGCATAGCTTCAGTAACCTTCCTTACATGTGGATTGTTAAGAAACTTAATAATTTGTTGTGGTGTGGCACCTATGCTTAATAGGTATACTGTAAGTGGTGCTGTCTTAGAATTATCGTTAGCTGCATTTTGCAACGGATCTTTTACAGAGTCAACAGCTGCAGATAGGTATTGCTTCAAGTAGTGGTCAGTAGGTCTGATGATACCAAATACATCCGGGAATGCTGAGTTTTGTGTAACAGCATTTAACCTCTTACCATCTACAGTTACAGTTACAGGACCAGTGATCTCTTGTCCTGTTGACGTTACTATGTTTCGTCCAGCTATAGAGTTAGCATATATACCACGGAGTGACATAGATAACATGTTCTCGTATGCAGCTGTAATATGTGTCATAGGGTTAAACAAGTCTACATCACCACGCTGTTCTTTACTCATACCTATCGCTGCTAGTCCTGCTTCAATATCTCTAATACCTTCTGGGTCTAAAACTTCTTGTGCATGAATAGGATCTACAGCAACAGCTTCCATCACATCTAATATGATATTGTTTACTGCTTTTGCAGGGTATGTTGCATCAAGTATTTGTGCCGGGTTAGCACTAAGAGACTTATAGTCTGGCATAATTCTACCTGTACCGTCTTTCTTTTGTGCGGGCATCATTAAGAACATCTTATCAATGTCAAAGTCAGAACCCATAGCAGTAGTAATCTGAGCTGGTACACGTACCGCGGACTGAGCTCCAGATTTATTAACCCTTTTAATTTTAAGAGTTACCATAAATGATTTACTCGCATTTGGTATACGGTATGCAATCATTCTTTTGTTTTCCTCTGCTACATCTGTAGTATCTAAGTCTACACCTACAGGCAAGTCAAGTCCAAACGCTTTCATTTGTGCCTCTCCTATCTCTATCTCTGCATGTGTAACATAACCATCTTCGTTTACATCTAAGAACTTAAGCTCTCCTGTTTCTTCATGAGCCCCAAACTCTGCAAACTGCACCATCTCAAGCCCATCAACTTTTTGCTTGTATACGTTTCTTCTAAAAGCACTAAATAATAGACTATCAAATGTAGTTTGGAAACCAGGGTAGCTAAGTGGTAAACCAAACATCACATTACCTGCCTGATCTAACTCTAGCCTCATACTTTCAATAACATTCTCAGCAAGGCCTCTTTCTTTAGCCATGTCTAAAAGCCTATTACGTAAAGTAACCATAAACTTACTGTCTACTATCTGGTCTTTATTTTGCTCAAAAAATTCACTAGTAAATCCTAATGCATTTTTAAGTTCGTTAAGATCATTCTGAACCTTACGTTCAATAGCATTATGATATATCTCCAACATCTTAGAGCCCTTAACTTTTGTAGCCTTGCCGGTTCCAATGTTAAGAGTGTAGCTATGATTACGATCAACGTTAGCTATCTGATTCTTCTTAGGCTGCTTACCAAGGTTTGTCTTGGTCTCTTCTTTGATGCCTATATCTTGCGGGAATCTTAGACCTCTAGTGTCCAAAGTCATTACATGCAGTTGATCAAACTGTCCTGCAAATAAAGTTTCTGGGGTAGATATAAGTTTGTTATCTACAATCTTATATGGACGTATCTGCCCAAGCTTAGTAGCTGACTCTGTATTGATGACATTAATAGGAGTCTGACCTGCATATTGATCTCTTCCTTCCATACGAGCAAGCATATCTTCAAGAACAGGACGTCCATCTGCAAGATCTCGAGTAAGAATCATGTAAGAATTTTTATCTGATATAGGTATATTTATATCAGAGAGAGATCCTCCCATATTATTTATTGTATCATACTGAGGCTTCATAGGGACAAGTGGACTACGTGTTACATCCCAAGGTTGTCCAGCTTTGTACTCTTCGTACACCTCCTGATCGCTAGGCATCCATTCTCCTTGTCCTTGCCTAATTTTTCTGTAGTGGTCTATGCTAATAAATGCTTGTGCATCTGTAGCGTTAGTTTCTCTATACTTTTTTATTGCATCCTCTGCAGCTTTTTTAGCATTTTCTGGAGTAGCCCCACGACTTATTAATCCTTTCTCAATAGCAGCACCATATTTCTCTGCAAGTCCGTTAAGATCTTCAGGGGTAAGATCTTTAACTGTAGCAGTAGTAAATGTAGGATCAGCTCCATACTCTCCTGCAACAGTTATATTAAGCATGCCTCCTGGTGTAGTAACAAGATTGGCTCTCTTAATAAATGTTCTTCCGTCTTTAGTCCAATTGCTTGTACCGTTACGTAACATTTGATTAGATACTTTTTTACCTAATACATCAGTTAAAATAAAATCCTCTAAGAAATTATCTAAATTACCATAATTAGAAAATACATCTGCTCCAAGCTTTGATTTAAGAAGTCCTTCTAAATTTGGATTCGCATCTTTTATTTCTCCTTTGATTGTAGATAGAGCCTTGTTAACATCTTCACCTAACCCTTCTAATATTTCATTGCTTATTGGATCACCATATTCATAATGATTATAAATAGCTTGAGCTCTTTTTTCATTATACTTTAGCCCAGGTAAGTTCATTCTTTTGAACCACTCCTTAGTATGGTAACCTTCTATTAATGGATCGTTATTTGTTTTAGCTTTATCTATGTACCTCTTTGCCTTGTATGCTCTGTGCATATCAAGTATAATCTCATTCTTAATAATAAGAGTAGCAGTCTCATTACTAACTAGTCCAAGCGCTTTAAACCCTTTCCCATTCCTATTAGATACCTTAGGGAAAGTATGAAAAGTCATACGCTTTCTATCCGCTTGTGTAGTAAGTGCTACATTAGATGTATCCTGGCCTCCGTTATGAAATTGAGACATAACAACAACCATCACGTCTTCTTGGTTAAGTTCGTCGTATGCTTTGTTCTGTTCTCCTTTTAGTATCCCAAGATCTGTAAACTTAAACTTACCTTTAAATTTAGGCGAAGTAAGAAGCTTTGCACTTATACCTACAATTTGACCTTTAATGCTTACCCCATCTTTGCCTAGCATTTCTACAGCTTGGGTTCCATCTTTTATTCTATTCTGTAGATTATTTATTTCTGTACGAGCATTAATAGGGTAGATAAGCTTACCTCCCATATTAAATGAAGTAGCAGGAGCTGACTCAAATGGTTCTACAAAGTCTCTTATAACTCTGTCAATAGTTTTCTTTTCAGTTTCAAACAGATTAACATGACCTATATCATCACCTTTATTATTCCTTCTAGTAGGATTTGAATGTAATGCAGCTAACGTTGTGAGTTGTGTTCTAGGAGCACTAATAAGTCTAGATATATCTACATTGCCGCTAAGCACTTGAGATCTTACACGCTCTCTTGCCTCTTCTCTTGTAGGAGCTATGCTCATACCCATGTCCATTAAAAGATCAGCAAGTACGTTAGCATTCTCTACAGTATTCGTACTGTCTTTCTTAAGCTTAGATATGCCTTCTTTAATAGTAGCTGCTTTTTCTGGAGAAAGCCTAAAGACATCATTATCTAATGCATCTTTAGTAACTGTATATAAAGTTTGACCTGCTTCAGATTTCCACTTCTTTTTAAAAAATGATGTAGAAGATTGTGAGTTAGCATCAAAAGTTCTAGCAGATCTCTCTGCTGTTTCAGTGCTAAGAGCAGGATCTATAATTACAAACTCAGTCAGTCCTAAACTACCAAAGTTGTTGAACAACAATGATTTTTGTTGATTATTAAGAGAGCTAACGAACTGTGATACTCCTGCAGCTGGGTGTGATGCAGGTAACTGTCTAAGCTTTTCTGCCATCTCAACACTATTCTTAGAATTGTATGTAGCACCAAGCACTGCAGCATATATATCTGCTACCGGTACAAACGTGTCATACCCAAACACTCCTGTGTTTTTTACGTCTGTAGATACAGGTATCCTCCCAAGTAATCTTTTTACTTTATCAGTTAGTTTTTTGTAAGGGTTTTCTTCTAATCTACCCTTGTTATATATACGTTGGTATACAACACCTACATCTTCTACAAGTATTTTAGTATCTGATTTTTCTCTTACTGTATACCCAAACTCTTCAAGCCTGTCTAGTACATCAGCTCGCATACCACGGTCTTGCTCCATGCCAGTAGCATCGTACGTGCTAAACCACGTATCGTATACTTCTTGTAAGTATGCTTTTCTTTGGGGATCTTCTGTTTTAGCTGCTTCATCTCTAAACCACTCAGCAATCATAGAGCCTTCACCCGCTGTGCCTTCTGTAGATTCAGGGTCTCCAAACAACATACCAGCATCTAACGGTTGATTTTGTTCTACAAGAGACTTAATCGTATTAAGTACTTTAGCTACTCCTACATCTCTAGCTTCCTCAAATACTCTAGCATTACCAACTCTATCTAATGCAGATAACGTTGTTTCTACTTGAGGTGCAGGTTCTGTTTCAATAGGATTATCTTCTATTACTTCAGGAAGTACTTCTATTTCTACATCTTCTACAGTATCAGCTGGTACTGCGTTTTCTTCAATTGGGGCCACAGGAGTCTCTTCATTTACTGCATCTCTAGTAGCTTCTTCAAGTTTACCATCAGTGGCATTGTACTCCATGGTAACACCAATGTCATGGAAAAACTCACCATAAGTTCGATCCATAGCTTTAAAGTCTACAGCTAAAGGACCAACATCATTAGTGTTCTCCATAAGTGTAGCATCAGATAAATAGTCTAAGTAGTTATCATACTGTGTACTATCATCTATAGGTGAAATAAACATTCCATCTACATTAATAAGCCTTGTATCAATTTGAAATTTTGAACTCTTAAGATTATTCTTTATAAGATCAGTTACAATTTTAGTATCCTTTGGATCACCATCTTTTACTACCTCAAAATTACCAGCTTCGTCATAATTACCAACACTAAACTTTACATTCTCCTCTTCAGATTTAGCAAACTGATCAGTGTACATACGATATACAACACCTGTTTCATCTTTTACAAGAATGTAATTACTAAGAACACCATCTATATCTGAAGTACCTATATTTAATCTAGGACCTAATCCGACTAAACTTTCTAACTTACTTGCAGCCCCATCTTTATTACTTTTTAAAAGTCCATGAGCTGTCTGATAAGCAATACTACTTTGTCCTATCGTTCTTGCACTAGCTGCAGCTGGTCTATACTTGCCATCAGGCTGTTTAAGTATTATATATACTGTACCTGGCTTAAGACTGTCTCCATTTATATTTGTAATCTCATTAAGTTGACTTTCGTCAAAAGGAACTATTTCACCATCTTGATCTACTTTTCCTGTATCTATGTAAGTCTGCTTTGTACGCTCCCCTGTCTCCTCATCTACAACCTCTCTACCTCTTATTATACCTAGTATAGGCTGTTCTTCTGACTTTTCAAAAGCTTCCTGTACTGATATAAACTTTTGATTACCTTGCTCATCAACCATGTTATTAGGGTTGTTGAAATCTCTACCGGTAATTTCAGCTGTAATCTTTTCACCAGTTTCTAGTCTTTTTAATAAAGTAGAATAGTCTGCAGATACATTTCTAACTAAGCCTATGTAGTCGTTACCAACTTTTATAGCTATAGTCTTTCCATCTTTTAACAACTCAAACGTTGCTATTTTGTTTTCTAGCCCAGGCTTAAACAATGGCTCTCTATTAAGTTGCACATCGTTATTTTCAAACAGCCTCTCGTCATACTCTATCCTACCTTTAGAAGGATTGTTCTGGTTGTTAACAGTTATTTTATACTTCCCAATTCCTTGACTTCTGTCTAGAGTAAAATCACCAGCATTAATAACAATACCTGCTTTAGCGTTATCTATATCCCTAGAATTATCAATACCTTGCTCTGCTTGTGCAGCTGCTGCTTCTTTATCTGCAGCAATTTCGTCTGCATCTTTTTGAGCTTGCTCAGCTTCTGTTGCTTCTGCAATCATTTCTGCAGCTTCTGCATCAGCTGCTTGTTCTTCAGAGTCTGTAAGGTCCATTACTTCCCCTCCAACCGGTTCTAGTCTTGCTGTTGTTCGTCCTTCTTCTTTAGCTTGCTTAACCTCATCTTGCATAATTGATTTACGCACAGGATCTTCTTCTTCTTTAAGAAGTTCTTCTATTGCAGCGGGAGTCATTGCCCCAATCTCTTGCCTAATCTTAGCTTCTGCTTCGTTCCTTTCACGTTTAACCTGCGCTATTTCTTCTTGCATAGCTGGAGATGCATTGCTTGCATCTACATCTGCCAGATCAGATTCTTTTACAGTCTCATTAATATCCTCTCTAATAGCTTGGTCTATCTTGTCTTGCTTTGCTTGTTCCGCTCTAGACTTTTCTCTTAAAACATATGCATCTCTTACTTCAGGAACAGCACTAAGGTTATTAAGAGCTTCTACCGCTTTCCTTCTATCAAGTGAAAGACCTAATAGATCTTGCATTTTTTCTTTAATCTCTTCTCTTAAAACAGGATTTGTTTCATTAATTCTTAAAAGAGATTCGTTTAATTTATCTAGTTGTTCTTGAGTAGTTACAGGTGCTACAACATTACCAGAAACATCTCTTGTTCCTACTTCAACAGGTTGTAAAGGATCTCCAACTACAGCACTAAATATTTCACGGTTATTTAAAATATCTTGAATATTACCACTCCCTTCAGGATCAGCTTTATTTATTTCATTAGCAAGATTATCTACTCTACCATCTATATTAGTAAGATCAGCTGAGTTATTAAACAGCATACGTTTGTACAATGTCTCATCAGCAATAATTTCTGCTTCCTCGTTCTTTTTCTCTTTAGACATAAACAACCTTGCTGCTCCTTGTGTACGCTCAGTAGCTGGAAACTTAGATTCAATATTATCATGCATCTCCTGAAGTTGTTCTGCTTTTCTTTTTACAGCATCAATTAGATCATTTTTATCTTGACCTTTTAATGATTCTCCTTCACCAAGATTATCCTGGATAAATTGTTCTTCAGTCTTTTCTTTTTCCATGTCAAGACGTTCTAGGAATATATCCATAGTACCCATCTCTGCATGCATAAGAGCCTCCGCTCTAAGCGCTTTAAACTGTGCATCAGCATAAGCTTTGTGCTTACCTGGTCTGCCTGTAAATCTACCCTTCTCGTCTCTTGCTCTAGTTTGTAGAGCGGCATTCATATCTGCTACGTGACCTGCTATTTCATTAGCATGCTGTCCTCTCTCAATCATCTTTTGCATAAGAGGACTGTTGTTGATCATTTCAACAGCTTTATTTACCTGTTGGTCTTCTGCAGTTTGTCCTTTGTTTATAGCAGTTTGTACACTACCCAAACCTCCGGTAAGCATACCCACAATAACACCTACTAGCGTATTATCAAAACCTTCTTTGGTATTGTACGCATCTCCGTAGCCTTTATTAATTGCCTTAAACCAATCATTAGCAAACTCTGGATCTGTAGCTCTAAGAGTTGCAGCTTCTGATATTGCAAACTGTGTAGCTTCTTGGAATCCTTCAGATACACCCCCTGAAACAGAAGGAGCTAAATATTTTTGAGCCATTTTTAACCATCTAGGATCTTTGGCTAATTTGTCTACAGCTTTACCCGCAGCTTTATCAAGTCCCACTCTAGCAAGAGGTCCTTTACTTCTTGGTATAAACTTAGGGAATAGGTGCTGTCCAAATGTTATAAGATTTGTAGCCGACAATACTGCCAAGTTCATACCAAACGTTGCATTACCTGCACTTGCTGCATCAGCTCTTAACCTTCTTTTAACAGTTTCTGGTACAGCTTCAGGACGTATACCTTTAGATGCTGCATACTCTGCAATATATGTATCAGCTACGCCATTCATAGTCTCACGAGCTTCTACAGAAGACTCTGCCCAAGACATCATCATACCAATATCTGCTGCTTTAGCTGCTCGTTTTAAACCACTACTAATTTTTGCGCCTGTTTTTATAGCTTTAGCTACATCAGCGCCTGTATCTACTGCTCTTGCTGCAGCTAATGCTGCTTTTGAATATTTACCTAACTTTAATGCTGCTCCTGCTATCTGTGCTCCTTTTCCTAAACCCCCAACAAGTCCTGTACCACCAGTCAGGTATATAGTAGCAATAGAACCCAGGGAATATCCTAAACCATTAGCTGCTTTATCTGCCCAAAAGTTTGCATACCCAAGTGCATTAAGACCTTGAGCATTTTGTTCTGCCTGTGTATAGTAGTTAGGCATAGTCTCTTGCATGTAGTTATTGACTTTGTCAATTTGTCTACCTACAGAGTTATCAAAGAATTTACTACCATCCCAATTAACAGCAGCTTCTCCTATACCTACAACCATACCAAGTGTATTTTCTACAACTGCACCTCCAGTAGTTACAAGAGCTTTTGTAAGACCTCTACTCCATTTTTCTCCTGTACTTTGTCTTTTAGCTCTCTCTTCTTCTAGATCTAAAAAAGGAGATAAGGTAACTCCATATCTACCGTAAGCCTCTAACGGGTCTCTAAGTTTTACATTTTTTTGTAAACCAATATTTACACCTAAACTAGACCTACTAGGATTAGTCATAACTCTCCCTGTTACAGGATTACGTAAAGCATTTCCTATACCGTCTTCAACCATAGGTCTACCCGTTACTTCATTAACAGGAAGAGTACCTTGTTCAGATTGTGGAGTTTCAGTTTCTTGTATTGTAGTTTCTTCAGCCATTAGTTTGCTACTATTCTATCTCCAGATTTTCCTAGATTGGCAATAAAGCCACCAGTGGCCATTGCTGTTTCTAAACTCATTGGAATATTTTCTTTAGGGCCTTGTAAAGGTATAACAATAGGAGTAGATCCAGAATAATCTACTTTATATTTTTCTCTTACTCCAGTATCAGTAAGGACAGTTACTATTGGATTTGTAACACCATGGTTTCTTTGCATAGAAGCTTGTCTTAAGAATTGATATGACGTCCCTGAAGTATATTCTGAAACAGCTGGTACATCTATATTCTTAAAAGGTATTTGTGCTTCTAATACTTTCACATCATCTCCATCTTTAATCTTGTAACTTACAGCTATTGTACCCCCACCATTACCAACATTAGCAGGATTGTACATTATATTTCCTGTTTGTACAGCACCTTGCATTAACGCTGTAGCCGCTTCTGTGGGCTTGCCGTCTTTCTCTATATAGTCACCTCCTAAAGAGTGTGCAAGCCATTGATCAAATGCTACTTCTTCTCCTGTAGTTGGAGAAATAAATGAATCCCCTCTATCAGCAGGATTTACACCTTTGTATATTCTATCAACCTCTGCTCTACCTTGCTTAGTCATACCCGGAACAGTTGTGTATACAGTAGGAGTAAATGTTCTGGTACTATTCTCTTGCATATAAGCATTTATTTTTTCATCAGATGCGATTAATGTATTATTTATTCCATTGATTAAGGTTTTTACATGCACATCTCCAACTTTTCCATAAGCTGCTCTTATTGTTCTAAGCCTAGCTTGTATACCTTCTCCTTCATCTTTAAGCCCAAACAACGCTCCAATTTGCTCCATTACGTCTATATCTAAAGACGCTAGCATATCTTTTTGCTCATTGGTAAGAAGCTGTGCAGTTATTCCACCATAAGAGTGATTACCTTGTGGATCTTTTGATCTAGCATATTCTCCATATAACCTTAATAAATCAAAAGAGTCTTGTTGAGTTCCACCAAAATTTTGTTGAAGTATATTAAGTGCCTCTGTAACTCCTTCAATAGCTAACGAATCTTGCATTCTTTTAGCTTCAGTTTCTCCTGTTTGATCTCCTGCCTCTTGGAAAAGTCTATCCATAGATGCTATTTCACCCATTACTTCTAATTGGTGATTTTTTTGTTGTCTAAATATAGCTAGCTCTTCTTGTGTAGCTCCACCCCTTATCTCACTAAACTGTTTTTCAGTCATAGTAGTAAGTTCATCAAATGTTACACCAGGTAGAGTAGTTGCATAGTATTCAGGATCTTGCATTGATTTTAATATAGCTGCTTGATTGCTTCTATATTGAGTTTTATTTTGCAAGGTTTGTCCTGATACTGCAGCATTTGATTGTAATGCTCCTGTTACGCCGGCACCAAATGGCAATACATTATTATCTCTATTTAACGCTAACCATGCATCGTCGTAATCAACAAGTCTACTACCACCTGTTTGCTCAACACCTGGGATTGCAAGAGCTGTTTTCCATAGTGGAGATTGGTTATCATAGTAGGTAGCTTCTTGAGCCATACCTCTAATAATATCTATATTAACTCCTTCAGGATTATTAATTTGTGCTTCCATTTTAGCAGCTCTTTCATTAAGATCCCTTTTCATGTCTTCATTTTCAGTTGCCTCAGCATCCTGTCTAAACTTAGCAGCAAAGTTAGCAGCTACTTTTGTTGCTGTCTCGTCATCCATTCTATTGACGCTGTATCTAGCGTCTTGTAGCATGAACTCTCTTACGTCAGGCTCATCCATGATAGAGTTAAATGCTGCTTGTATGTCTGCGGGTGGCACATATTTAGTAATACCTTCTTTAGTCTTATATGTGTACGTAGCTTCTGGATCATATCCAACACCAAGTTGTCCAGCACCACCTCTTAATACTATTTCTTCTGGAGACAGATTAAGATAGTTTACTTCAAACCCACCAACAGCATCTTTGTCAAGCTTCTTGATACGCTCAAAAATTCTCTCGTTTACGTTAACAAACTTAGATACCTGTCTTTCGTTGTATGTGCCTTGATTTGCTACACCACCAGTAGCTGCATAGTCAGCATCCATCTCTCTCATAGCATCATCAAACATACCTGCAGTAATATCCCCTTTATCTCTACGAGCTTTTAAATTATCTGTTACTCTTTGCCTATTTTCTGCTTGCTGTTTAATAGGATCATACTCAGTAAGAAACTTACGAGAGTCACGAAGTATTTGCATACCCATATTTTCATAATCTCCTTTATCCGCACGTGCATCTAGTATGTTTCTATACTTTTCTTCTAGCAAAGCTTTAGCCCCTTCGTCTGGAGCCAAAGATATCATTTGAGATACTGAAGCGGTTAAGTCATCATCAGCAGCAAAGTTGTCTGCAAACCTAGTTCGTAGTGTTTCAGATATTTTTACAGATCCTGGATCTACATATGTACTTTGGTATGGGTTAAAATTTAATGGCATTACTTTCTAATTTTTCTGATTCCCCCGCTTCTTCTAATATATCCTCCTGAACGAGAGCGTCTTGCGTCTTTTAATTCTTGTTTAGCTGCTTCTTTCTTAGCTTTTTGTTCTGTAAGAAATGCTTCATATTCTTCTACTGTATCAAAGCCTGCTTTCTTAGCTTTCTTAAGAGCTTTTGCATCCTTCTTTGCAGCTTTCTCATTTTCTTTTGCATTCTGTAAAGCAGCATTTAGTTCTCTTTGCTTTTCTATAGATGCAATATTTGCACGTTCAAGAGCATCCTTACCTTCTTTATCTATGGTATTGGCTACATTTGTTTTGGCAACTTTTTGATCAGACTTGTACTTCATAACATCACCGAGTGAGCCCGCAATACCTTGGCCCATAGCTTGTAGTGCACCAAACTTATTTGCAAACTCTTCTTGATTCTGCATTAAAGCAAGGTTCCTCATATACTCTTGAGCTCTTTGGTTCTGTTGTATATTAAACTGCGATGCTTGAGACTGCATCATAGCTTCTCTTGCACCTAATTGTAGATTAGCTTGTCGAGTCCTTTGATCGATTTGACCTTTCTGTTGTTGCGATTGCTGCAGTAATTTAGAATAACTAGCTTGAGCGGCAGGTCCTAGATTTTGCCCTTCCATTGAAGAAAGAAGCGCTAACATATTCTGATCAAGTCTATCTTTATCTGCTTCACCACTTACTCGTCCAAGCTTAGGTGCTTGATAAGATTGTGGTGCATAACCCCCAACTCTCGGAGGTTTGTTTGTAAGAGCATAGATAGGAGCTACTGCTTGTGCTGCCATAGCAGCTAATGCTTCAGGTGGCACAGCTTGGTTAGCCTTCTTTAAATCTCTTATTTGTTGTCTTAATGCAGTTGTTTCTTCTATAGTTGATTCACTATCACCAGGTGTATTAGCTTTTGCTGCTGCTTCAATTGCATCCTTTTCAGCTTGTACTTCCGCAGCCGTTTCTTTATCCTGTGTAGCTCCCTTAGGTATATTACCTGCTCCAATTGCATCCATTGTAGACTGCTCTGCTGTTGACTCTTCTTTGGCAGACGCTTGCTCATCTTGAAAAACTTCAAACTCATCCCCATACTGTCCATATGCTCTACGCATATAAGCATTATTATGCTTTCCCTGTGGATCAAGATCTAACTTTTTAGCAGCCTCTGGGTTAGTATCATTTAACCACTGTCTAAACACATTACCTTCTTCAGCATTAGCAAAAACGTCAAAGCTAGGTTTAGATGTACTTGCTACAGTAGGAGTAGTTTCATTAGCTTCTTCTTGTGCATTAGTTTGTACAACCGGTTGTTCTGATTCTGTTGCAGAAGATGCAGATTTAGTACTAAGACCACTACCTATATTAGGAGAGCCTATAGTTAAACCACTAGTAGTTAAACCTGTAATAGGATCATTAAATGTCAATGCATTAGTCTCAGCAGATTGTGCTTTCATTTTAACACCACCATACCTAGATTTTTTTTCAGCTGGTTTTGTAGTTTTATTCATTGCTAATGTTTTAGAATCTTTGTCAGATGTAGACTTAGATTGTTCTGCTAAAAGGTTTGTTTTGGCAGGATCATCAAAATACTCAGTATCTTTTGAATCACTATAATTTAATACATCTTTAAAAGCACCTTGTTTTGCAGCTACCCCTGAAGCATCTTTTAACATTGACACATATTTATTTTGATCTCCAGGAACAAAAGCCATTCCTGTACGTAATAAACCACTGCCATAATACCCCCCTTGAATATCTTTTCCTATTTTTAATGCATCTTTAACAGTAGGACCTCTATTTCCTATTGCTGCTTTTAAAAATTTAGCTCCAGGTAATAAACTTGCCAAATTTGAAGCTACTTTAAGTCTACTCTCAAGATCACCCCCTTCTTCACTAAATTCTTTTCCTACCCCTTCTACTACTTTTTTTCCTTTACTTGGGAGTTGGCTAAGTGATGTAGCATTAAGTGCTGTTTTTATACCACTTCCTAGTCGAGACGCATTAGATACATTTGGAGCAACTGTTTTTAATGCATTACTCATTGTACCCTGCGCGTACTTTTGAATTGGGGCTTTTAATAAATTATAACCACCTCTAATAGCTGCTTGTCCTCCTGCTGTCCCACCTAATCCTCCAGCTAACGCTCCCCCACCTAATATAGTAGTAGCTGTAGCTCCAAATGGAGCAGTAGCTGAGTGAATATTAGATCTCCTCTGTCTGTATTTTAATACTCCATCTACCCCAAGATTATCATAAATATCTTGTTCTGTTTTACCTTTAGGCTCAAACTGTGCAGATACTTCTACTTCTGGTAATGGAATAGCACCTTGAGAATTCATAATCATCTGTATATCCTCTATAGACATATTATCAGAAGGAACATATCTATTAACAGGTAACCCTGTCTCATCTGTTAATATCCTATTAGTTTTTATATCAGCATTAGCTTTATTTTGAGCTCTTATATCCTCATTTGTAGTGTCTTTGTTATAGGCAAAAGGATTTTGAAAACCTTTATCTTCTAAAACATCTTTTTTCTTTTTTGGAGAATCCCCAGCTTGTGCTATTCGACGTCCTCCATAACGTTTAATATGTTCAGGCCCACGATCTCCGTATTGATCTTTACCTTTTGCATCCATATCAGTTTCCTGATCTTTAGCTAACTCTTGGTAATTTTTAACAATACCACCAGACTCCATCTTTCTATGAATATCTGCATACGAAGAGTTTGGAGACACTCCGTATTTAGCAGCAATTTTTTTACCTACTTTATGATGTTCACTAAATATGTAGTCTATTGGCTGGCCATTTTTAGCTATAATTTTACGTTCCGTTTCACCACCTTCTACTTCTATATTGTCTCTCTTTAGATCAATACCTCCTGCTTCATGCTTCTTGCCAATATAATGTTTACCTCCATCAGGTAATGGAACTACTTGTCCCCCAGGTAATTTCATACCACCAGCTCTAGCTGTAAACTGCTGTTGAGCAGCAAGTATACCACCATACTGATCAGCTTGTTGATTTCGTAAATCTCCTACAGCTGCTAATCTATCTTTTTCTGCGCCTTTCTTACCTTTAAAAGCACCAGCTATTCCACCAACAGCACCACCTATAACACCTCCAAGTCCTGGAATAATTTTATTACCTATATCAAAACCTTTACCTGCTCCTTTAATAGCCCCACCTACAGCGGCTCCTGTACGTTCTCTTTGGTCGTTTCTAAGAGCATCATCAGCTGTAGTAGACTTTTTATTTATAAGTGCTGTAGCACCTTTAGCAAGTAAATCAGTAGCACCAGAAATGCCTACTTTACCACTTTTAAGTCCTTTAAGCAGATCTTGTCCTTGACCTGCAAGAGACATACCTGCATCTTGAAATACACCCCCTAAATTTAATCCTCCTCCTGTAACTGCATCTGCTACAGTACCTCCTGATGCTTGTAACTCAGGTATTTGTAAGTCTACTCCTGGGACTTGAAGTACACCATCAGTTGCTTTTTTCTTAATACCCCCAAACATCATAGTCTCAGCTAAAGCTGCACTTCTAACTAACTTAGGATCATTACTTTTTTTAGCTTTGTCTATACATTGTTGTGTCACTTTACCACCGCAGTGCTGTGTAAAGTATCCTATATTTTTTTTCTTTGCCATTATCTATTCGATTTACGGAATTTTGTACCTGCGGCATACAAATATACTAAATTTGTGCTAGTATTATCATTACTAAGCCTTACGCCTAAGTAATGATCTATAAAACGTTTACGTTCATACCATAATTTAGAAGTATTTACATACTCACTATTTACTACACCTTCAGATGTAAACATAGGTTCTGTTTCAGAAGAACTAAGTATACTTGTAGTTATACCCCCAACTACATTTTCAATTCCTGTATTTATATAACTATTAGTTATTTCTTCAAATTTAGAGAAATCTCTAAAAGAGTTAATATACCAAAATTTATCTACAAGTCTAGCATTACTTAAATAATTAATATTAGTTGCTATCCCAGATACTTGCGTAGTATTATATACATGAAAAGATGTAAATCCTGGATATGTTTTGGTTTCATATTCTGTTACATGTGTACCATCTTTCTTTACAATGTCCATCCAGTATCCTAAAGAACTAAATACTTTAGCTACCCCAGGATCACTGTTATCAATAAACTCTAGCTCAAAAGGATATGTTGTATCATAAAAGTTACCAGGTTCTGCATTATTACTATGCTCCCACATAAATGCAGAATTAAAACTATACATGTCTTCTGGAGTAGCAGAATACATTCTAGGTAAATAACTATGTCTACTACCCCAAACTTCTAATTCTGGGTAATAAGATAAAGTCCAGCCTCCCTGAGTAAAAAATTCTTTATCTCCAAATTTAATTTCTCCACATCCTGCACAATCTTCATTGCCATTTGTATCATATCTAAAAAAAGTTTGTTGTCCTTTTGTTGCTATAGCTGTAGATATTACTACTTCAATATAATGCCTGTCAGCAAGTTTATTAAATTCTTGAATAAATTGTGCTGTAGGTATAGGTTCTTTTTTAGTTACTAGTATTCTTTTATACTTAGGATCATATCCTGCACTAAATCCAAACCCTACACTTGCAGTAGTAGCATCAATGTTTTCTGCTATTGAGGTTGCATCAATACCATAGCTTTCTATTAAAAATGGCATGTTTTCTCTAAACCAAGACTCCATGCCTGTAGAGATTTCTTTTACTCCCTGATTATATAAATAACATTTACGATCTCTTCTAGAAACCCAGAACCTACCATGTGGTGTACTTACTCCTGATAATATAGATGTTGTACCTCCATACCCTAAAGCTGTACTTAAAGCTTCACCAGGCTCTTGACTAAATATATTACCACTACCCACAAAAGCAGTAGCAGCACTAATTTGTAACTCTTCTTTACCTCTAGTTATAAACAAAGAACGTTCTGTATGAAGCACTAATGTTCCATTATGAACAAATAATGACCAAATATCTCCTTTAGTTTTAACTATATCTTTAAAATCTAAAGCTAAAAACTCTCTGTATTTATCTCCTATAAATAAACCAGTAGGTTTAGAGCGTATTACTCTTGTTGCAAACTCATAAATATTTTCATCTCCAGGTTTTCTCTTTGGATAAGGTTGCGCTACTTTTTTATCATTAAGTTTAGAGTAATCTTCATTATAAATAAGATTATCTTGATGTGTTTGATCATTTGTAGGAGGATCAAATAAAACTGATGAAGCACTGTCTTTATCAAAATATTTAACTGTAACTCCCTTTTCTTTATCTTCTCCATGACGCAGCCCAATATTAGAATCTGATTCACATAGAAATGAAAAAATAGTAGAAACAGGATCTACTGTTCCTTGCACAAAATTATCTGCATTACCTAATAGTGATGCTTCAGCTTTTCTTCTTTCAGCACTACTATCAATAACTTCTAAATTAAACGGGCTATTTGCGTCATTATTATTACCTGCAAACCAAACAGGCATATCACTAGATTGACCCCAACCATCTTCAGGACCTAATAATGAGTTTTTTGAATTAGGTATATCACTCTGAAATCTAGAAAAAGTACCTTCAGGTAAATAAAACATACTTCTATTTCTTTGAGTATCATTAACATTATCAGAATTAAAAGAATGTGCAGACCCTGGATCATTAAGACTAGTAGCACCTCTAAAGTATGAATGTCCATAACTTTGTGACGTAGTCCTAAAAGAGTATCTAGTTATAAATGTATCGCCCCCAAAAATAAAACCACTCTTTGCTCCTCTATAATAATTTTGAGTAGTAGGATTATTCATATCATTAGAATCAAGATCTGTAACTACTCCATCTATTAAACTAACATCTTCTATTTCTTTATAATATCCAGTCCAGACAAGTTCTTGTTTGTCAAATGGATTAAATACATCAGTTTTAATAGCATTAATGTTTAACATCCATGCTGCAGGGTAACCATCTATTGCGTTATTAGGTTCTAAATTGTATCGATAACCTCTAAATCCTTTAGCTACGCTACTAGTAAGAGTATTTGGAAAATCATCTACATTACCATATTGTGCATATGTATGTCTTGGTATCCTTGTAGTAGGAATACGAGGTGCATCTGGAAAACACCATTTATTATCATCACCCCATTTTACTAAATCTCTTGGAATTAAATTCCAAGCCGATTCATTAGCATTAAAAGCTGAAGAAAGTTTAGGTCTAACACCTTTTAATGCAGGTAAACCACTAATAAGACCTAAAGCTAATGATGATTCCCCTCCTCTATTATATAATATAGAAGCTCCTTGAAACGAAGATGCATCTGGTACAGAGTTATTTAATTTACCTTCAACATATTTTTTACTATTTGGATCAAGAGCATACATCCAAAAATTTTGTCTTTTTAATATATCGTTTTCACTATGGCCCCAATATAATTGATACTCATAACCAATTTGCCCAGCAGTATTTCCTTTAAAAGCCCCTCCTTTTAAAAGACTTTCTGAGTTCATAGCTTCTCCGGGAGATAGATATGCAGCTGCTACATTAACTTGACCTTTCCAAGATCTTATCATTAACTCAGTAGCTTTTACATCTGAGCTGCTATTATCAATTTTTTGCTGTTTACCTCTTTTTCTTTTTTCACCTCCTGCTGCACTTGCTTCAGCAAGCCCATAAGGGTTTGTTACATCTTCTGTTCTGTCTATTAATTGATCTGTAATATCATATACTTCTCCATCAACACTAAAATTAGTAGTATTACCAAGATCAGGATGTACCCATCCTAAAGATGTAAATGCAGTAACTCTAGTAGCTGTTCCAATATTATTTCCTAGATTACTAAAACTTGGAAATAAATTATCAATATCAGCCGGTTCAGCCCATGCTCCAGGACCTCCTTGAAAAGCTCTAAATATCGTTGCATACTGACATGTGACATGTGTCGCTCCTGTTAAATCTGGTTTTTTTCTTAATACATCAAAATCATGAAATGTAAATACAGGGTGTCCTACATATCTACCAAGATTAGCTTCTCCTCCTTTTATATCAAGATAATATTTAGAAGCACTTGCAAGAAGCATAGAGTTATCATCAGTATGAGTTAATCCTCCGTATAAATAAAACCCTCTTTTATAAGGACCTTTTTTACTAATTAATCTACTTTGAATAGGAGTTGATGCATACCTAGGATGAGCAGGTACTGCTATACTTTGACCTAAAATAGTTTTATCTTCTTGTTTTCTTTTAGCATAGTATACCTTATATCCTCTTACTTGAGATAATATATTTTTTGGTATTTTAATATTTTTTAGTTCTATACCAAGAATTTTAACTTGATCGCGATTAACTATATCTTTTTTATTATACTCTTGTGCTAGATTAGCATGATCATCAGTATCTTGATTATCTAATATTGTATTTGTTATTAAATCTTGATTAGTATCCCATGAGCTGTAACTATGTTCAACATTCCATTCTTCAGATCTTTTAACAAAAGACAAACGACCTAAGTTAGATGGCATTTTATGATGCCTTACAAGCTTATTTCTTAAATCGTTATTAGGATCATCATCAGCAGGAGATACTACGGCACCAGTGTTCATATTTACATCTTTATTTAAAAAATCTAAATTAATAGGATATCTTTCATTTTGATTATTCCAAAATCCCATACACTCCCCACTAGTATTTGTAGGTACTTGTGACAGAGCTGCTACATCTGTATTTAATGAAGTATCAGCAATTTGATATATACCTACATTAGGTCCATAAATCTCAGCTATTTCTGAAGGATATACCCCATCATAAGTATCAGCAATGTCTTCCCACAATTGTTTTTGGCTCCCAATATTTTGTGTTTCACATACACCTTCAGGAACATCATGACTACGGTCTTTAGGGTCTACACATACTGGAACTCTTCCTGGAATATGATATGCAAAAGTTTCACTACCATCTTTTAATATAAAAGAAATGTAAAAAGCATAAACTTCTCCTCGACGATAAGACTTATGCTTCCAATTAAACATATAGTTTTTATACCCTTTTCCTAATTTTCCATTTAAATTATATGAAAGTTGCCATGAGCTACCATCTCCTACAAATTCTGCACTGTCTCCTGGAGCATTATGAGTTAAATATCGTCGTAAATTTTGAAAAAAAGTATATCTTATTGTACCGTAAACTGGATCAACAGTTTCATTACCATCAGCTTGAGTAATAGCAAAATCACCAGAGCCTTCTAAAAAGTTTTGTCCTATAGTTTTACCAAAAGCTATAAGCATTGCTGCATACCCACTATTAAGAGTGGTAATATTCATAGCTCTATTATCAAACCTTGTAGTAGAAATTTGAATAGGAACAACTTGAATTCTATTAGCAAACTTTTGATAACCAATGTCTTTACGACCTCTAAGATTAGCTAAATATAATCTATTATCTAGCTGCGCTATACTTTTTGCTGTATCGTATTTAACTTTATTAATTAAAATATCATCTACTGCAACAGCAGGTACATCTTCTAATCCTGTGTAAGTAACTATAAATTCACCTCCGTCTGTTGTAAGTCTTTTAGTCCTTTCTAGTTTAATTGCTGTAGTAGATCCCCCAATAGTTTTTATAATAGCAGGTTGTAAAAAAGTATAGTTATTATTACTAAAACCTTGAAGTGTAAATTTAATTGATTTATTAGTAGGAGTATTGGCAGGAGCTCCAGTAATAGAATCTATAGGTAAAATTTCTTCACCTGCAGGAAAAATAGAAACAGCATTAGATACAACAAAATAATCTGTTTCTAAAAAATTTTCATCGGAGTATGCTAACGCTAATTGATATGATCCTGATGCTAAAGCTCCACCTGCTATTATATCAACTTTTTTTATAATAGAATGTCGTCCTACTTCTGGGAAAAGATTAAGTTTATTTACATCAAAACTAAATGCATCATCATATAGTGTTTCTACATTTCCATTGTTTTCAATGTAATCTAATTGTCGTGTTACATTAAAAGTTCGTGGAGGATTAAATACAGGACCACTATCTGTCTCTATATGGTAATTATCTGTAAAATAAACAATAGTATCATTTTTTGCATCTACTCTAAATTCACCAGTAATAGGATGATCGTCTTGAAAGTTTAAAGAAACATTACGATATAAAATAGTTGTTAATCCTATTTTTGTTTGAACAAGTGAAATAGTAGATACACTTTCTCTTATAGAAAAAATAAGTATTTCATCATTAAGAAGCGTAATGTTTCCTATTATAGTACCTGTAGACCCAAGTGAAGTAGTTCCTTCCTCGTTAGTAATAGCACCTTTTGTATAATATAAATTTGCATTTAAAGCATCTCTATATGTATTAGGCGGCTGATCTACTCGACCAGAGTCTTTATGCATTCCTTTGATAAACTTCTTCATGCGATATCAGTTGTTGTATCCATTGATGCAAAGTTAGGAGCTCGATTTAATGACTCTCTTGTAGCAAGATTTTCAAATCCGTTAGAGTGTCTATTGATATTAGGTACAAGCCTAACCCACTGATTCATCCAGTTTTCCATTCTTTCAATGTCTGGGTATACAGCTGCATTACGTGCTTGTGTACAGTAGTACTTCCACTTATTGTCAGCAAAGTCATATGCAATACCATTATTAGTTTGCATACCTCCAAGCAACATCTTCTTGTATATGTACCAAAACATAGCTTCTTTGTAACTTATATCATCAGGTACAAGAGGAAAACAATCTGCATCTGTAGGTATTGCTTTATATGATAAACATACTTTACCAGAAGCAAAAGATGTTTTAATTCTATCAGACTCAACTAAATAACATTCAGTACTAGTAGATGTGTTATTACAATCAGGACAATGTATTGCATCTGGAAAAGTTCCTGTGCAATATCGTAAAGGGCAAAGCTCACCTGTTGTAGGGTTCATGTACTGTTGATACAATACATAAGAATTAGCTAATAATTTATTTAGACTTTGATCTCCAGTTTTATTAAGAGTTTCAAGATCTTGTAAAGTTTCTTTAGCTATATTAGATGAAATAGTACCATCAGCTAATTTATTTAAAGTACTAGAAATAAAATCTTTACTAAACTTATATGTACCTACTAAGTCTTGTATATCAGTTTGTACTTTATCTATTTGACTAGATGTAGTTACAGCTGATACAGATTCATTAATAGACACTTGATTAATGTAATATAAATCTGCAGGTAAAGCTCCTTTATGATCTTCTATATCTACAATACATACTCTACTTTCTAATTGAGAACTAGCTCCAATATGTTCTAGAGCTTCACCAATCCATTCTACACCGTCGTCAATCCAATTAGCATCTTCTGGATTAAGATCACGCATAACCTTTCTTAGGATAACTTGAGCTGATGTTGTTTTATATATTGCCATGTTTCTTAAATCTTAAATAAGCTAATTCATCTTCTTTAAGAAGCTTTGTAAGCTTTTCTTTATTTCCTTTTATACCTCGAGTAGGTGTAAATCTATAAGCAGTTTTATTTGGTATTTTACATTTTGACTTTTTCCAATAGTACTTACAGTACCACGGGTCAGTATAATATATAAACCATTTTATTCCTTTTTTAGTTTCTGCATTATAAAGCTCCTCTCCTTCTGCAATAAGTTCTTGCTTATACTTATTGCTTTCCCACCAATCAATAGTAGGTTTAGTAGGATTTCTTTCAATCCTATGTATAGATAATGACGATAAGTTATTACCCATACTAAACTCCTTACCTTCAAGCATACTATCAATTACAAGCATGTTAAATTCCTCACATAGGTTTTTAAATATAACAGAACCTAAAGGGTCTTTAACATGCGTTTTGTAATTTTTATATATACTCTTTAAGGTATGCATTATTTATTACCCCAATTAGAAGCACCGACTTTACGGCATTTTGACAGAGCTCCTGAAGCATAAGCAGAAGGCCAGACTGTATATCTAGATTTTACCTTATGATAACAAGCGTCTTTTTTAGCTCCTCCTGCTTTATAGTCTAATTTAGGATATTCCATAATTACTTCTTTTTACCTCCATATTTTTTACGACGATCTTTAACTCCTCCGTGTTTGAAAGTTACACTACCTTCAGCAGGTCTTCTATTGCCTCTTGTATGTGCAACTCTTTTAGATCCTCCCATAGGATTATTTTTATTTGATTTTCCGCTTTTCATACGCGCTCTATGTTGTCTATATCCACGTAAAGCAGCTTTAATACCTCCTCCTTTAGCTACTGCTGCATTTGGATCTTGTGCTGCTGCATCTGCTGCGGCACCTCCACCCGTTGGATTAGAATTACCAAACGCCCCACCTTTAAATCCTTGCATAGCACCTTGGAGACCACCGCCTCCCATGGCACCTTTAATAGCGCCAATACCTCTACCAACTAATCCTCCTCCAAGTGCTCCTTTAGCAGCTCCTAAAAGTTTTTTACCAAGACCTCCTCCAGCTCCTTTAGCTCCACCAATAGCTCCTAACATAGCTCCGAATTGAGCTTTCTTTTTACCGCCAGCTCTTTTGTAGCCCATCTTGTTACGCACAGCTGTAGGCAACTTCTGTAAACCTTTTTGATCAGCTGAAGGTGTTTTCATTCCTCCTGCTGTCATTTTACGAGCAGCTTTAAGATTACCTTTAGCGTCTTTAATTGCTTCTCTTTTTGTTTGACGAGCAGCTTTACGACCTTTTCTTTTAGCTCTTCTATCTGGAGTAGCTGATGGTGCAGGAGTAGATTTTAAATCAGCAATCTTATCTTTTTCTGCTTGAACACCACCCATTCCTGATCCTCCTCCTGTATTAGGTTTAGGTGTAGATTTAGGTTTTGGAGCCGGTGCTGACTTTTTAGTTTGAAGTCCAGGGCTTTTTACTCCTGAATCAATTGGTCCTGCTTTTTTTGCTTCAAGCTTTTTCATAGGAGCAACTTTTCGTTGAGGCCCTCTACCGTAAGCTTTATTGATTTTATTTTGAGCCGAAGTATATTCTGGAGATCCTTTCTCACTATTATTTCTAATTTTAATATAAGAATCTAGCTTAGGGTCTTTCTTCTTAGCATCTGCATAAGTAGTCTTCTTTGCAGGTGCAGGCCCAGGCGCTTTCTTAAGCTCATCAAGTTTTGTATTTACATTTTTAGAGTCAGAATCGCTTCCACTTTTCCCAGTCCTATTTGCTCCAGTACCTTGTGGGGCATTTTGCTTTTCTTCTCTAGAAGGCCCTCTCCTATCTGCTATTTCTTTATCGGCTGCTTTCTTTTGATCCGCTTTAAATTTAGCTCGTTTTGCAGCTTGTGATGTATACGTACTATCTGCTTGCATATATTCTGCAGATCCTTGCATTACAACTTTACCACTAGGAAGCCTATATGCGGGTACACCTCCTTTACGAATTTTAGCAACTAAGCCTGCTTTTTGTCCTGGAGTTTTATTTCCTCCGCTTTGATATTTAGGAACACTTCCAAACTTAAGTTCTTTAGACGGTTGCATGTAACCGCTTTTCATTTTCTTTTTCATGATTTTTTATTTTTCCAAGATACCCGTTGTGTTGATTTTTTTCTACTCATGCCTGCTCTCGTACACGCACTAAGAGTTGGACGACAAGCCGGGTATCCTGTCTTCCTATTTTCAGATTTAGATTTTCTACCACAAGGCACAAACTTACCAGCGGCTTTGGATGCTTTACAATCTACCCAGCCCCTACCAGAGTTTTGTTTAAACCAAGTACGCAGATTAGACATTATCCTTTTGCCCAGTATCCGTACTCTATAATACAACTAGCTGTATCAGCTCGTGCTTCTACACCAGCACCATCGTTTACAGGGAAAAAACAGAATTCTCCGGGACCAATTCTAGCGTATTGTACACTAGCAGTAGTTTGAATGATAATAAAATTAGTAGCATCTAGATTTTTTGCGTAGAAATAAAATACTCCGCTTATTGCTTCATCTAAAATTTCCTGATTATCAGAAGTTGTTATTGTCTCTCGTGAAAGGCCTTTTGAAGGTCCAGCCGCTGCAGTTGTTAAGACATCGGTAACAGATATATTAAGTCTGTTGGATGACACATCAGTTGATGACAGTGTCAAAGTTGCATTTAAAGTTGCCATTTTTGGTCTTTTTAATTATGTTATTATTATAATACAAAGGTAGTAATTAAAATGAACTCATAAGTATTTCATCTATTACTTCTTGTACGTCTTTTTCTGTTGCTTCAAGCTGCATCATAATATTAGCTTGAAAACGTTTAACTTCTTCCCCTTCATTAAATATTATAATGGTGGGTACTACAACGATCTTATGCTCTTTCTGCATAGAAGGATCTGTTGCTATATCTATTCTTTTACCTTTACAGTCGCTTAAGTTGTCTAACCAGTCTACACTGTTTCCAGAGTTAAAACTAGCATTAAATTCTACAACACAAACACCTGACTCAGGTATATTAATTACTTCCGGAACAGCTGTTACATAAACAGTTGCCGAAAATAATACTAATGATGCAAGTACTGCAAGGATTGATTTCATGTTTGATCATTTTAATTCGTCTATTTTTCGTTCTATATTTTTTAAATCTTCTTTGATTTCAATTACATCTTCTTGTGTTGTCATAATAGTTTGACGCACAAGTTGATCTTTCATATCAAATTCCATACGAGTTATTTCTGGATCTGGAGGCACAGGCAATTCTTTAGCTAAAGCTATGTCTGCTTGTAGTGCAAACCACATACCTATTAGCGACCCTATGCCTGCCACTGCTATACCTATTGTTTTAAGGTCTAGCGTTACTTGTGTTTTCTCTCCTATTTCTTGTGCCATTTTTTATAATATTACATAATTTAATCCCACGGAGAAGTCATGCCACTCCCTATTCCAATATTTATTGTATTTGCCTTCTAGAAAAACTCCAAGACTTTTATTAAATCTCCAACCAAAGATAAGTCCTCCAGCATAATCTATCCATTGATTACCCGTGTACTCATGATAAGAGTAATCATTACCTGTGTTCAAATGGTAGGGCATTACACTTGCCCAACTGTGTAACCAAAACTCTTTGGTAAATTTGTAGTAATCGTAACCTAACACTAATGAATAATTCCATTGACTAGGAAGTTCATTTCTTTTGCGGATTACGTAATTATCTATAACATCTGGAATAACAATTTGTTCCCATACATCTGAGCTGTTAGCTACAAGCTCACCATTGGGTGAAAAGTATTCTCCAGCCTGTACGTCTATTGTATATCCTTCTTGCAATGCTAAAGATGTGTAATGTAAGTTACCATTAGATAACATCCATTCTTCTAAAGGATCATAACCGTAAGGCTCTGATATACGTTGTGCTGCACCTATATTAAAACTAAGACGTTTATTTACGTTAAATCTATATCGTTGAGATCCTTCAAAGTAGCTTACATCTGCAAACCCATCTTGCACATACTCAACTTTAACTATCCAATCTTTAGCTACATATCTAAGAAAGTGGTTTTGATCTAAAAAGTTTGTTCCTTGCTGTCTACGCCAGTCAGCTTCAAATAAAAACTCAAAGCCTTTTACTTTACCTACTGTAGCAGCATCACTATATGATCGTTCTGTTCCGTTATAAAAAGTATTAGCACGGTTCTCATATCCAAACCTAGCTATCTTACGCACACCTGCTGTAAGTGAATAATCAAACGGAGTTGATATTACATCAGTTTGCAGCCCATTAGATACAGAATAAATATTATTATCTGAAATAGAGTTACCACCGCTAAATGCTGTATAGAATGTAGCAAACTTAAATGTTTTTTTAAGTGTTTGTGCATTAACTGTACAAGAAGCTAATAAGAATAATGTAAAAATTGTTATATATTTTCTCATAGCTTAGTAATTTTTTTATTAACCTTTCTACCGTTATAATCTATAACAACTTGATAGAGGCCCTTAGGAAGGTCTCTTAGGTCTATTCTTTTTTCTTTAGTACCTGACACTACTAATTGCCCAAGTGAGCTGTATACCTCTGTAAATACGTCTAGAGAGGTTTGTATGTTTAATACAGTACTTGTAGGATTTGGGTATAAATTAATACCTGTATTAATCTCTGGAATTCCTGTAGGCCAACCTTGTTCACAGTATTCATATAAATTTACACACGCTGCATCCCATCCTACTTCGCAACAGTATGGATCAATATCTATAATCCAAGCATAGCATGAATCGTTCAAGTAATATGGATCTCCTGGTTCCCCAATGCATCCGGCATCATATAAACACATATCGTTATCAGGAATATTTACTAATGAATTATAATTTACCGCTTCAATATCTGCACATCCTTCAACAATCTCAATACACGAACCATTGTCAGTATTAGCCATTGAGTCATAATTAAAGGCAGTACTAATAGTACAACCATAAATGTAAGGAAGACAACTATTATTGTCTGTATTAGCTTCTGTATCATAATTAAACATTGTCGGATCAGTGCAACCATATATAAAAGGTATGCATTCTCCTGCTGTATTAGCATTAGAATTATAGTTAAATGCAAGATCATTCATACATCCTACAATAACAGGAGTACATTCTGTTTCTACATTTGCTTCTTCGTTATAGTTAAAAGCTGTGTTATCCATGCAGCCAAATACCGCGATAATATCACAACTACCGTTATCGTAATCAGCTTCATATCCTTGTGTGTAATATTCTAAGTAACCTGCTTGAGTACATCCAGACTGATAGTAACAACTACCATCTTCTGTATTTATTTCAGTATTATAGTTTTGAGCTGATTCGTCAGTACAACCATACGTAAACGGCTCACAGCTATCTCCGCATTTTGGTATAAAGCTATATACATTCCAGTCTGGAGCTCTAAATGGTTGTAAGGCTCCTTGTCCATTATTTAAAAATGGGTTAGCTCCTTCTGACAATAAAGTATCTCCTTCTATGTT